ATTTCGCGTATCTGTAAGAACCATGAGCAGTTTTCGGCGTCCTCAGCGCTGATGGCGTTAAAGTAGATTCGTCTTGGAGAACTACCGGAAAGAATTCCGATAATCTTTAGACGAGATTCATCATAAATGATGCTTCCACACGCGCCTCCAAACCGACCTTGATCGATCTGGTCGCAGCTGTATCCGTCCAATGAGAATGTTTCTTCCTCATTGCGGCTCCATTCTCGAATGTCCTCCTTGCGGTAGACTATCTTTTCAACACAGGCTCTAGCGTCCTTAGCCTTAAAGTCAGTTTCTTTTGGTGGTTTTAAAATCCGACCAGGTTCGTTGACTCGTAGGTTATCTTCACAGACGCTATACTCTGTATCAGGTAGATATTTTTCGATGTTGGCCACTTTGAAGTTTTTAATTCTCAGTGTGAAGCACGTCATGTCACTGCCTTGTTCATCCACTAGAGTAGAATGCATATTCTGCTCTAAGAACTGATCGAACGATATCGTTACAGATTCACTTTGTCCATTCTTCAATCTTCTTCGTACTGTCAAAGGAACATCAGCATAGCATTTCTCAACACACTCTTTCGAGTGAGTTTGATACCATGTTGTAACATCGCAAGTGTCACAGTATTTTTTAGCAAGTTGCAGAGTGTTAATTCTGAACGCAACTTTATTGCTAATTGTGAGATAGGCATGTAACTGAGTCACATAGCAACCATCTGTAATGCAGATGCATCGCATTACTTCACTGTCTGTGAGGCCAATTTCAATAATTGACATTGCATATGTTCGCAACATTGCTTGTAGTTCCGTGTCCATTGCCGGTTTGGATATAACGCCCTTGGTGTTAACCTTAACGCGTTTTCCTAATACGCCTCTGAACTTAGTTCGTACATCGCCACTCGATTGAAGGGCTGGATGTGCTGCCACAATTGGGACTTCTTTTGGGACTCCGCCTTTTGAGAAAAAGTTCTTAATTTTCTCACCAAGTGTTGTACTGTTGCTCTTGATAGTAGCGTAGTCCTTTATGGCTGATTCTGGTGTATTTGCGTACACCATGGGATGCCATCCCTTGTCGCCGTCGTCGCGTTCGCCTTGAAACGTTTTGTAGAGCTTATATACCGCAAATGCTGCCATTGCACCAACGGCTATTCCTGTAAGCCACTTACACGTCTTTGCCCAAGATTCCTGCTCAAGTTGATGTTTAACTTGATCTACCATGATTCTGAGAGTATCAGCATATCCGATTTTCAACCTTTCGGGATAGTGTTCGGGATATGTGGTGGTGTTGTTTCTTTCGAAGTATCGTTTAATCCAACCTTCGAAAAATAGTGATTCTCTCAAATTCCAGGTGCAGTAATTGGAGCAAGCTTTGTTTGAAGCGATCCAGCCCATGACTTTAGGTCTTAAGCCATCACCGTCGTATTCAACAAGACGGCGGAAAGCGTATCTTCCAGGAAAGAAGATCACTTCCACGTCGAAATCGACGTCATCGTGGAGACAAGTTACGTCATCATTTAAGTCTCCAAAGTCCTCATCGTTCCATTCAAGATCTTCGATGGGTTCTTCGATAGGGACTGTTGTTGAGTTGCCATAGATTTTTGATGACATTTGGGCAACCATACCAAACACGTTTGGCGCCACGAACATCGCTGGAGCGACATTCTCTTTTACTTCGCTGTTGCTAAATTGAGCGATGAACTCTTGCACTTCTACTGATGCAATTCTTTCAGTGAATTTTTCGAGCGGCTTTTCTGGGATCAGAAATTTGCGCCCTCCAGTTTCACTTTCCAAATCTTTCAGTTTCTTTGCATATTCCACGTCTGTTACCTCGTAGTAGTCCTTCGCAGCTGTTACAATATAAGCAAGCGCTTCAGCGTAGTTGAGTCCTGTTTTTAAGACATCC